GCAGCCGGTCGGCCCGACCTCGCCGCCGTCGACGGCCGAGCCCTTCGACCCGGCGAAGCCCGAGACCGCGCCGAAGCTCACCGAGGACAAGAACAAGGCCCTCGGCATCGAGAGGGACCGGCCGCTTCCGACCCAGGCGCCGTCCGGCACACCGGCACCAGCGGCGACACCGCCGAGCCAGCCGCCGGCGACCGCCGCCGACCAGAACCCGAACTCGGCCGGCTCTATCCCGGCCAGCCCCGGCGCGGTGGTCGACGCCATCACGAAGGCGCAGCCGGGCGGACCAGCGCCGAAGGTCGACAACTCGAAAAACCCGAACGTCGGCGGCGCCATCCCGCTGACGCCTGGCGGGGTGGTCGACGCGGTGACGGCCGCGCCGAAGAACGGCGCGTTCGGCGAGACCAACGGCCAGCTCGACCCGTCGAAGGAGCTGCAGGCCCAGTCAGCATCACCGGACGTGGCCGAGGGCAAGGCGTTCGGCCGGTCGGACCAGCCGTTCGACCCGTCGAAGGAGCTGCAGGCTAATCCCGGAGCGTCCACCCCGCAGGCGGTACCGGCGCCGGTCCAGGCACCGACCCCCGCTACCGCGCCGGCCGAGCAGGTCGCGACCGCGGCGCCGACCGGCGGGAAGGTGACCCGCGAGTGGAGCGAGGACATACACCAGTCGGCCGACCGAATGGGGAGGTTCGCCCGCGGGGAGCAGACCCAGGAGGACGTTCGCCGGGCGATAGAGGAGCGCGACATCCGCGCGAAGCACGGCTTCAGGGGCACGCCGCCACTCGGGCCGAGCGGCAGTCCGGTCGATCTCGACTTCATGGCGAAGCCGAGGGCGGTCGACCCGGACCGCATGGCCAGGCAGGCGGAGCCAGTGCCGGCCCCGGTCACCGCGCCGACCAGGCAGCGCACGCTGCAGGACGACGTCGAGGCCCTGCGCGGCCAGCCGGCGGACCCGACCTACAAGCGCAAGGAGCCGGGGCCTCTGCCGTCGGCCGACGAGATCAGGGGCGGCTTCGACCGCCTCGACCGCGCGCTGCAGAGCTCGTCGGGCGCCAACGGTCTGGGGGGCGGGGCCGGCGGCGACCTACTGACCCGCCAGCCGCCGGCCGGCGCGGCGATCAGCGCCCTGTCGACCGAGCTGGTCCACCGGGAGCTCACCCCTCCGCCTCAGCCGCAGCCCCAGCCGGAGAGGGAGCAGCCGGTCAACCCGCCGCACATCTACGACGGGTTGTGGCAGAACTTGGAGAACGAGCCGCCGCCGCACACGTCGAGGAAGGACCACTTCCACACCGACTTCCCCGGCCTCGGCAACCAGGTCAACAGCCCGTTCGAGGGGATTGGGCATTAAGCAGACGTGTCTTCCTGGAAGTCCAGCGGGCGGAAGAGCGGGCGGGTCCAGTCCCGCTCCGCCTCCACCGTGGTGTATCCCCGCTCGATCAGCACGCCCTGGATGTAGCCGAGCCACCGGCAGAGCTTCGGGACCGGGAGCTCCTGGAGACAGCCGTAGCTGAACTCGTGGCTGAACGCCCACAGTGCGTTGTCGACCTGTCCGGGTCTGTTCTGCTGCATCTCAATGTAGCGCATGGCGCACTTGTGCAGAGCCTCGTGGTACGGCGTCACCGGTACACGCCCCTCTGCTTGAGCCAGGGGTTGTCCTCCACGATGTACTTCCTCCTGGCGTGGCCGCAGCGCCGGGGAACGGGCCGCCGCACCGCCTCGTCGAGGCTCAGGCCCATCTTGCAGAGGCGGCCGTAAAGCGTGTTGTATGTCATGCCGATCTCATCGGCGACCTCGGTGAGCGGCCTCGGCTCGCCCGCGACCACGACGTGCAGCTTCCTGTTGAGTACGACGAGCTCGCTCATGCCGCCGCCTCCTCGAAGCCGTCGCTCATGGCCCAGTTGCCCCGGCGGTTGAAGTTGCTGGAGAACTTGCGGCGGGTCCTGTGGCGGCCGCTGTTGTAGAAGGCCAGGACCTGGCGGCGCTTCCACTCCTCGACCGGCGTCTCCACGATGATGGGGACGAGCGCCTTGAGGTTGGTCCGCGAGACCCGGGTGACGTTCTCGCCGTCGACCCGGTAGAGGTATCCTTTGTAGGTGATGACTGGTGCGTCTGACATCCCGATTTCCCCGTTGGAAGGATGACATCATCGTACCGCCGACTGTTTTGGCTGTAAACCTCAAAAAAAGTGGGCCCGTTCGGGCCCAAGAACTTCAGTGGGGGTCGAGAGCGCTTACGCGCTCTCGTTCTGGGTGGCTCGCGGGCGGTCGCTCTTGTCGAGCTCGTCCTCTACGGCCTCGCGCTCCTCCTTGGAGGCGTCGTAGTCCAGCTCGGTGAACGCCTCGAAGGCGCGCGAGAGCTTCGGGCCGAAGCCGGGGATGTCGCGGAGGAACTCGCTGACGCTGGAGTAGGGCTCCTGCCGGCCGGCGTCCACCTCCTCGAGGTGCCACTCGACGAAGCGGGTGATCGTGTCGGCGCGCTCCCGGGCGACCTGGTTGACCACCTTCATGATGTCGTCGGCCGTGGCCGTCAGGAGGTTGAGCTTGCGGTGGCTGGTGGGCTTGCCCTGGCCGCCACCGGCGCCGGTGAACTTGCGGTCGCGGCTCTTATCGGATGGGCGGGAAGCCTTATCAGAAGGGTTATTCGTTGCCATAACAATTCTCCATGGTTTCATGTGTCGAACCGTTCATTGCCGGCTCACTATGACAACACGTGAGAACAACGAAAGTTTCGTGTCTCACGAAAAAAAGTGGAGGGTGCGTGCTTCTCTGTTACCCCGTTGAAAACCTATTGACAAGGAAATCAGATCGGACTATAATTGGTGATCGACGTGGTTCTGCGTCGACCTAACGATAAGAGGAGCACCCGCGATGTCTCTTGACGGCGAGACCTTCGCTCTACCGCCGCGCTTCGACCTGGTACGCCTGGCGAACATACAGGGACTGTCCCAGACGACGCTCAGCTACTTCAGGAAGGCCGACCTGCACACGTTCGGCGACCTGCGGAGGGAGTACGGGAACGGAAACCCGGACCAGGACTTCTCCGAGATGCTGCTGCACGTGCCGGGCGTCGGCGAGAAGACCAAGAACCTCCTGGTCGAGTTCGTGAGGAGCAAGACGTGACCTGCGACGAGGCCGTTATGGCAATCAACCGTTCTGGGGAGTACCCCGACGAGGTGGCGATCAGAGCCAGCAACGCTGGCGCGTACTTTCTCGTGCTCATGCGGCACAAGGAAACTGGTGCAGTCAGGCAGATCGAGTGGAGCGAGGCGTGACGGACATACCGGCGGAGGACCTGAAGATCGAGGCGTGGCCGCCGCGAGGCCAGGGAGGCCAGCAAGTCGGCTCTCCGAACGGCGTCAAGGTGACCCACCTGCCGACCGGCACGGTGGCGATCGTCGACTGCGGACGGTCCCAGCACACCAACAGGATCATCGCCATGGACATGATCCTGACGGCGCTCACCCATCCCAAGATGTAGGAAGGCCCGGGGGAGACCCGGGCCCATATGGAGGCGGAGATGAACAAGCTGATCGTTGCCCCGTACGCCGGCCTGGCGTCCAGCGCGTCGGTCATAGCGCTGACGGCCGCGACGCTCGTCTTCACGCCCGACACCTACTTCTTCGACGGCGTGGTCGCGCCGGTGGTCGAGGAGACCATCCGGTACGGCATCGCCCTCAACATGTTGTGGGTCACGACTCCCGGAACGGCCGCCGCCATCGGCGCCGCTTGGGGCTTCCTCGAAGTCGCCGCCAAGATGATCGAGTCCAACGCGCACGTGGGTCTAGATGTGAGGACCCTCCTCAACGTGGCCGGCTTCTCGCCGTCCATCCCAATTCACATCGCTCTCTCCCTCGCCTTCTACTCGTATGGGCGCGGTCGCTGGTGGAGGAACGTCCTCCTCCACTCCGCTCTCAACCTGACGCTGCTCGCGGTCGCAGGCGTTATGTGGAAGCGCCTGGACGTGCCAGCGTACGCGGCGGCACTCGTCGCCGCGTCAACCGCCATCTGCGGGGTTGTCACCTTCCTCGCCCTGCAGACCTGGCATAACTGGGAGAAGGAAGATGTATGACTCTACGTACGGTAGCATGGACTGGTCGGGCTTCAATGCCGGAGTAAGCGACGCCTTGAACAGCTACGACGCGGCGGTGCACGACGCCGGGGGAGTCGACAACTACTACGGGCTTGAGGCCAGAGTGGCCAACAACCCCTGGAGCGACGCGGCCATCCAGAGGGACGCATTGACCGCCGGGAACCACATCCCGGCGACGCCGTATACTTACCCGACGACGGGTGACTACATCAAGTGGTGGGGGGATGCGACCGGGGTCGTGGTCGGCAAGACGATCGGCGGGCCGACCGGCGGCGTGGTCGGTAACGGCATCAGTGGCGCGGGGCACGCTCTTGGCGACTACTACGACAGCAAGGACTCTAGCCACCACGGGACGCCGAGGGACTGACTTTATAGGGAGAGGCCCGGGTTCCCCCCGGGCCTCTCTTCTTAGACGTCGTCGGCCAGGTCCTGGAACCAGGCCTTCTTGTCGGACGACGCCGGGGTCGGTGCCCGCGGCGTGTCGTCCCACGGAACGGTCGAGTCGCTGGGGTCGATGGACGGCCGACCGGAGCGCTCGATGGTCTCGGCGACCTTGGCGGCGGGGACGTCCTGCCCGTCCTTGGTCTTGCCGATCACGGCGTAGAACTTCTGCTCAAGCTCCTCGTAGGACTTGAACTTGTCCGGGGCGATCTCGGCCTGGAGCGAGTGCTCCATCTTCCAGATGCGCTTTAGCTCCTCGTCGCTGTCGGACAGGGCCGACGGCGCGTCGAACTCGGACTTCTCGTAGTTTGGGAAGCCCTCGACGCGGCGGACGCGGAGGCGGAAGTTGGCGCCCTGCCAGAAGTCGAAGGGGTTCACCGGGACGATGTCCTCCTCCTCGGGGTTCATCTTCGAGGCGAACTTCTCGAAGAGCTTCTTGCCGAACTCCCAGAGGTACACCTTGCCCTCGTCGCTGGGACGTGCCGGGTGCTTGAGGACCTGGATGTTGGCGATGAAGCCGAGGCGGCGCTTCTGCTTGCGGGCGATCTCCTTGTTGGCCTCGACGCCGCTGTTCCACAGGGCCGAGTTGTAGTCCAGGACCGGGCTGGTCAGGCCGATCGTGCTCGGGCAGTTCTCGATGAACCACTTGCCGGTCGGGCCCTTGAAGCCGTAGCTGAACTTGCGAACGAAGGGGACGTCCTCGCCGGGCGGCGGGGGGAGGAGGCGGATGATGGCTGAGCCGGCGCCTGCCTTATCGAGCTCCGGGCGCCAGTAGCGCTCGTCCTTCTGGAAGCCGCCGGACTGGTTCATCTTGGCGGCCTGCTCGTTCACCTTGGCCAGCATGTCCTGGCCGCGGCGTAGGGAGTCGAAATCGAACGACATTTGTATCTTCTTTCTGTGTGTGCGTGTGTTTGCGAGGTATGATCTGCATAACGAAACGTCCATCACAAAAAGGCGTCGGTCGCGACCGACAATCTACTTATACAGCCGCGCGGCTGCATCTGTCAACCACTATCTTCCTGATCTTCTCCTTGTCCATCTCCATGAAGGGGCAGTACTTGCCAGCCATGGTCGCGACCTTGGTCAGGATCGGGTCGTTCTGCCCTACCCAGTAGCCGTCGCATCCGGTCAGGCCGACGATCGCGGCCAGCGTCTCCAGTTGCATCTCCCCCGCCAGCGTCCGGTGCACGAACTCCGGCAGCGCGCCCGGTTGCTGGACCACGATGCCGTAGTCGAAGCTGTACGGGACGTTGTCGAGGTCGCTGCCGACCACGTACGACAGCGACTGGACGTTCCGCATGCGCTTCGCGGCGAGCTCCTCGGCCTCCTCGGTCACCATGTCCCCGATCCACTTCTTCCCGGCCAGGCAGGACGCGATGATCATCCACCGCGCGTTCTGCTTGCGGGACAGCTTCTCGAAGAGCCACCGGTCCGGCCGGGCGTCGAAGGTCGCGCGCCTGACGGTCACCTTCCCCCCGTACTTGAAGTAGTCGTACTCGGAGGTGAAGTGCCTGGTCAGTGCGAGGTACTCTAGGTACGTCTCGGCCGGCGTCATTACTCGATCCCCATCCATGTCCTCAGGTCGCGGAACTTCGGCCGGCCGCTCTGGAACAGCCGGATGCGGTCCTCGGTTCCCAGGCCGTCGTAGATCGCGTCCATCAGACCTAGGAAGTCTATCTGGGCGCGCTCGCCGTCCGGCATCTTCACCTGGTAGGCCCACCACTTCCAGTTGTCAATGTGCCCGGACAGCCCGTCGGACTGCCAGTCGACAAGCTTGTGGCGGCCGATGACCTCGGCCGCCTCCAGGAGCTGGCGGAGGACCGACTCATCAATCTCAAGGATTACCTTAGCTATTGTACGCCTCGTAGGTTACGGCCGTCTTCTTCGTGAGGCGGCCAGAGCCCTTGCAGCGGGTGCACCCGTGATGACGGGAGTCGTACTCCCGCCGGTGGTAGTCGGTGCACACGCTCTCGGTGGTGTAACCTTTACCCTTGCACTCGGTACAGAGGATGACCTCGTAGGTCATCACTGGGTTGTTCTGGTAGTGCCAGCGGTCCACTATGTCTCCTCCTCGAAGTCCGGCATGTCCTGCCACGAACCGTCGCCCATGTGGATGAAGGTGTGGCTGTGGAGCTTCACGATCGTCTCCCCGGCCTCGGCGCTCTTCCTGAGGTAGTCGGCCAGGAACGTGTACCAGTTGTAGGCCGCCCAGAACCTCTTGAGGGCGTCTTCCCCGCCCATGTTGACGAGGACGGTGGTGTCGATCATTCCTTGACCCCCAGCAGCCTGCGCTCTTCCGGCGTCAACTTCGCCAGCGCGGCCTTCCGCTTCTTCTCCATCAGCTCGGCCGTGTTGCCGAACCTGACCGGGCACGGGTCCTTCAGGGCGAAGACCTCGCCGGTGTGGCGGATGCGGATGAACTGCTGCTGGTGCACCCGACCGTCGCCGCCGTACCAGCCCTGGCCCTGGGACGCTAGGACGGCGTCGTTCTTGTTCTCGAAGAAGCCGATCAGCTTGCCGGGCGTACCGCGCTCGTCGACTGTGTCGAAAGTCGCCCAGCCCATCCAGATGTCGTAGCCGTTGAGCGACGGGTTCGGGTCCTCGAGGTCGTAGTTCGTGGAGCCGCGGCCGGCGATCGGGCCGCGGTCGTAGTGCGGGTTGTCGCTCAAAGCGGGAGCCTCGCGGTCTTCTTGAGGAAGCGGAGGTCCTCCGCCTCTAGCTGGATCTTGGAGAGGAGCGGCTTGGAGCGCTTGACGAGCTCCGCGCCGACCTCCGGCTCAAGTCCCCTCTTCTCGCACCAGTGCAGGACGGCCTCCATGTAGGAGACGTCCAGGTCCCACACCAGGGACTCGATCTGCTGCGAGAAGTTGTTGCCCGAGATGGAGACGATCTCGTCGTCCAGCTTCACCGGGACTGGGCCTTCTGGTGGTATGACACCGGCGCCGTGGTCCGGTAGGTGCCGTCGCTGTCCTTGCGGGCCTGGCTGCGCGCGAGCTCCTTTTGCGCCTTCGTGCGGTAGGGCTTGCGGTTGACCATGTTGACCTGGCCAGTGCGCGACGCTTGGGTCTGGTAGGCCAGGTGTGCGGGAGTCTTCTCGTTGTGGTTGCTCATGGCGTCTCCGTTTCAGTCTCTATAATATATGCAGCCGGCAGCCGCGAGTAAACCCTGAAACGAAGAAGGCCACCCGTAGGTGGCCTTCGATCTCACGCCGCGAGGGCGAGCTCAACATTGTTGTCGTTGGCAGGTATAGGTTGGCGCGGTGCGCTACTCAGCCGTCTCTCCTCCGACCCTTTCAGCCCAGTCGATCCTAATTTCGCCCCCATCAAGGACGCACCAGGTTTGGCCACCGGGGAGCCATAGGCTATCGGCCATCCCCGTTATTCTGATGCGTCCGTGGTGGAGGCGCCGGGGTACTGCCCCCCGGGTCCTCAGGCCTATTCTTTCGGGCTCAACGAGCCAGCGTCCTTACTTATCGGGGGCATGGTCTCAGAGACGCTCCCGTCCGGCTGGACGTAGAGCGGCGGACCGTCCTCGGTAAAGTTCGTACTCCCCCTTACGGAGGAGCACGCAGTCAATATAGCGAGTAGTATCGCGGTAGTCAACAGCCTCATTTCTTAGTCGCGACCCCCGTGGCCCTTGGTCTCGTGGCTGTCCTTGCCGGGCGAGTCCTTGCCGCCCTTGGTCTCGTTGTGGTCCTTGCCCTCTTTGTCGCCGTGGTCCTTGTCGCCGTGGTCGTGGCCACCCTTGGTGCCACCATGGTCCTTGTCGCCCTCGTCGTGGTGACCCTTCGTGCCGCCGTGGTCCTTGTCGCCTGGATCATGGTGGCCCTTGGTACCGTCATGATCCTTGCCGGGTTTGCCGCCGTGGTGGTCGTCGCCACCGGGGTTACCGCCACCGCCAGGGTTACCACCGCCACCCGGGTTGTCGCCGCCGCCGGGAGTCGAGCCGCCACCGCCCGTGCCGGGCGTGGAGCCGCCACCACCGCCGGTGCCAGGTGTCTTGCCGCCACCGCCGGTGTCCGGCGTCTTGCCGCCGCTCCCGCCGCCGCCCGGGTTCGCCGGGGGGATCGGGCCGGAGTGGGTCGGCGTGAGCGACACCGGGCCCTTGTCGTTATGGGTGTCACGCTCGTTCTGGCGGGGCGTGACCACGCCGGTCGTCAGCGGGCAGCCACCGAGCCACACCGGCAGCACCGGGTTGCACGGTCGGTACGCCTGCGCCGAGGCCGGGCCCGCGGCCAGGGCCAGGGCGCTGGCGGCGAATAACAAAGCCTTGTTCATTGGTTCATCTCCATGATGTCAACGGATTGACGCCCGTTGACCACAATTATATGTCAACAGTGCGTTTTGTCAATATTTTTTCGGCGGTCGGGGTATTTTACCGGCGCCGTAGTGTCATAAACGACACAGGGTACTGGTCGTCGGGCCCCTGGAACGGCCCCCTGGTCTCCTCGACGTCGTAGTCGGGCATGTGGAACTCCGGGAAGTACGTGTCGCCCTCCGGGTCGTAGTGTACCACCGTCAGGTGGAGCGTGGTCGCGACGGCCAGTGCCTCGTCGTAGATCTGCCCGCCGCCGATGACCATCGCCTCCTCGTTCCTGTTGCGCGCCCGGGGCCGGTGGATCGGCGTCCGCGCGATCGCCATGGCGCCCTGGAGAGAGTAGGCCGTGTGGACCATGGTCGACGACACATTGTCCGGGAACCAGTTCGGGTCTCTGGTCACGACGATGTTGACCCGCCCGTCCAGCGGCCGCCCGATGCTCTCGTACGTCTTTCGCCCCATGATGACCGGCTTGCCCATGGTGACCTCGCGGAAGTGCCTGAGGTCCGACGGGATGTGCCACGGCATCTTCCCGTCCTTGCCGATCACGCCGTTCCGCGCCACGGCCGCCACTATCGAGACTTGCATCACAACTTCTCCATGTCGGCCTTGACGTCGACGTATGGGCGCTCCACCGTCACAGTCTCAAGCTCGATGCGCCCGCTACCGATGCAACGGGCGCACTTCGTCATACCGTAGACGCCCTTGAAGTGACCTCTGCCATTGCACGTGTCGCACAGATGCATCGTGACCACCTTCGAGATGATCTTCTCCGACGTCTCCGTCCTGACTACCTCGCCGGCGCCGTTGCACTCCACGCAGTCGACCCACCTGGACTCGTACGAGTTGGCCTGGCGGTGGCCGCCCTTGCTGCCCCTGCATGAGGGGCACGTCATTTTTTCCATATCTACCTCCTGTCGGCGATGTCCGACCCGCCGATCTGCATGGTCTTCTGGCTGTTGACGGCGACCATCCTGAAGCAGGCGCCGCCGTCGTTGGTGTATGTCACGTCCTCTGCGCCGAGCTGCTGCGTCAGGCCGCGGATGAGCTTGTGGCCTAGGCCCTGGCTCTTGATCGGGTCGAAGCCCGGCGGGTAGCCGGGACCCTGGTCGCTGACCTGGAGGTACCAGTGCGTGTCCTCCTTGCCGGGGAGTGGCCCGAACTTGACGTCGACCACTGCGTTCTGCCCGCTCTGGTGGCCGTACTTGACGGCGTTGGTCAGCAGCTCGTTGAGCAGCAGCGCCAGGGGCACGGCGTAGTCGAGGTTGATCGTGACCTCCCTGAGGTTCGTGTGTATCTCCACCGGCGCCGCCTTCTGCATCGCGTCCAGGAGCTCCTCGATGAACCCCATGGCCGGCAGGTTGGTGCTCTGGAGGTCGTACAGCGACTTGTGGACGTTGGCGATCGCGTTGACCCTGTTGATGGCCGTGCCCAGCGCGTCGCGCGCGGCGTCGCTCGTGAGCCTCAGCGACTGGAGCCGCAGCACGGACGCCACGGTCTGCAGCGAGTTCTTGACGCGGTGGTTGAGCTCCTTGACGAGGAGCCGCTGGCCGTCGGCCAGGTCCTTCTCGGTGAGGATGTCGTCGTGGAGGCGCCGGTAGGTCCATCGCGCGAACCAGATGAACGTCCCGGCCTCGACGAGGATAGTGATCAGGATGATGATGTAGGCCAGGTGCGTCATGGCGATGCGCCGCTTGACGACCGCCTCCTCGTGCTCGTGCAGCTGGTCGATGATGACCCTGATCTCGCGCGCCAGCCTGGTCCCCGGGCCGAACGTCGTGGCCGGCCAGCGGCTGATCTCCTGGCCCTGCGTCAGCGTCTTGAGCCTGATCTCGGCCTCCTCGACCTGGGCGTCGAACATGGAGATGCGGTTCGTGACGAGCGTCTTCAGGTGCTCCAGCCTGGCCTCCTGGACCTCGTCGTCCCCGGCCATCTCGGCGAGCACCGCGAAGTTGTCCCACGTCCGCTCGACGGCCTCGGCCCTGAACACGAGCCACTGCTGGTCCCGGCTGATGATGTAGGCGTTGTTGTTCGCGGACGCCCGCACGAGCGCGGAGTCCATCTCGGACAGGGCCAGCCTGATCCGCATGCCGTGCTCGGCCCGGTTGGCCATGACGCTGTGCGCCTGGTAGACCCCGATCATGATGCCGAAGCCGGTGGCGGCAGTCGCCGCCACCGCGGCGGCGGCGCGCTTGTATATCTTGATTCTATGCATTATTATTACCCCCTAACCGACGAGTTTTTTAGTGGGGGTCTATGAGACCCCCACCACCGCTGCTTCCTCGGCCGCGCCGTAGACGTAGCCGTTGTACCGGTCGCCGCCCACCCTGGCAATCTCGCCGTGGCGCACCATGTCGTAGAGCGCCCGCTCGAACTTCGCCTCGGCGAGGCCCTGGGACCTGGCCCACTTCCTGAGGTCGCCGAGCATGAAGTCCTGGTTGTTCCTGAGGTGGAAGAACTGCAGGATGCTGGCCTTGACGTCCTCGATTGGCACCCGCGGCCCGAGCTTGCGGCGCTTCCGCGTCTGCTTCTGGTGGTGCCCGTCATCCGCGAACTCGGCCCTCGGGGGCGGAGGGGGCGGTGGCTCAAGACGAAGGGCCCGCTTCACCTCTCCGGGAGTGGCGGGCCCCATGTCGTGGGGGTCGTATGCGTGGGCGAGCGGGACCCCGGGCTCGGGGTCCTCTATCGTGATGGCCTGGTGGGGCAGCTTGGCGTCCACCAGGAGCTTCATGATCTCCCACGCGTAGCTCTCGTCCGTCAGGACGACGACGCGCTTCGTGCCCATTACTTGTACATCTCCCTGAGGTACTGCTTCCGCCGCTTGACGTCGAGGTCGTCGACGTTGTTCAGGTTCCACTCCGCCATCTTGCGGCGCCAAACCAGCTTCGGGTAGGCGCGCTCGATCTGGGCGCGGGACGACGCGAACCGGAGGAACCGGCCGTCGACCAGCCACACGCCCCAGGTCGGCTCGCGGCCGTACACGAGGCAGACTGCGTAGTGGGTCGCGCGGAGGCGCTTCGTGTCGGGGTTGAGCGTCCCGAGGGCGTATACGCCCTTGAAGCCGTGGATGCCCGACAGGTCTGGTGCCTGCAGGGTGGTCTCTTGGGTCTGCTTGTCCGCGTCGTGGACGAGCTTGAGTTTCTTCTTCGTAGCCATAACGTTCCATTCATGATATGAGTGCTGGAAGCCCAAACACAGTCGGCTTCTACCACCTGGCACGATTTTTGTCAATAGAAAAGGTCGGGCTGTCGACCCGACCTTCGGTTACAACTGGTGGGCCGTGCCGTTGATGTGCAGCTCGGCCTGCACTCCCGGCACCACCTTCCTCACCGTCTCGACCAGCGACCGCGCGTGGTTGATGTCCTCGACGATGTTCTCGCCCGTGTAGGGGACGGAGAGCCTGAGCTCCACGGGCGTCGGCCTCGTGTTCTCGGCGTGCCGGCCGGGCGTGCGGAGCGCCCCGATGTTCGGCCGCTGCGGCGCTTGGGTGTTGTCTTCTGGCATTACAAAGCCTCCAGGGTTACGGAATCGCCTGTCTAGCGATCATCAATCATAGACCAACTTCGTAAAAATGTCAACATTTCCCGCCAATTATTTTTTCCCCACTTGCAAGGAATCGAGAGAGTGTACCTTTTAGCGATTGTGGCGTATCATGATCGACCTGTTATGGAGAGGTGGTGATGGGCAGACCGCTTTTGTGGGTGATTGGCATCGTCATGATGGTCGTCGGCGTCGCCGCCGTCTGCGAGCTGGTGGCGTTCACCCTGATCGCCGTCGTGACGTACATGGTGTGACCTACGCCAGCTCCAGTAGCCTGCCCCGGGTCTTCCACTCCGCGGCCACCGCGTCGACGTGCCTCGGGGCGACCGGCACCACCATCATCACCTTGCCGTCCCTCATGAGCGCGAGGTTGGTCCACTCGCTGCCGGGTATGACCTCGACGCTGTAGACGGGCCGGCCGGTCGGCGGGCGCGCGATGTGCGGCTGGTCGGCCGCGTTGTTCTTGCTGCGGAGGTGCTGGAGGAACTCCTCGTAGAGCGGCCCCTCCATCCGGTAGGCCTCGATCTCCCAGGGCAGCTCGTGGTAGGCGAACTTCCTCTCGTCGATCATCATCCCCCTCCACCACACCGTGCTGGTGTCGTCGTACTCGCGGCACGCCTTGGTCGCGTACTGCCAGACGTGGACGCTCTCGTGGGATGTCGCCGTGTAGAACGCCCGCGGCGTGTGTATGCGGAGGGTGTTGTACTCGATCTCGAAGTCCCTGTGCTGGGTCTCGGCGTCGAGCGTCCGCATGCGGGCGACGTCCTTCCCCATGCCCGTGTTCAGGAACTTGACGCGGACGCTGACGTGCGCGGACATCCGCCCCATGAGCCGGCGCCCGTACCAGTTCAACGCATACCTGACTTCGTTCCTGCTAAGGACGCCGAAGTCCCCCGTTACGCTAATCCTCATGTCGCCACCGTGAGGAGAAAAACACTCGATGGTAACATAACAAGTTGTTCGTTGCGTGTAAACCCCGATGTACTACAGCGAGGAGCCTTCGTGCGACGACCTGGGAGGAGCCGCGAGCGTGATCGCCTCCATCTCGCCGATGACGCAGACCTTGTCCTTCATGGCGTGCACCGCGACGCTCTTGTCCTCCGGCGAGTCCATCGTCTCGCCGGCCTTGCTGGCGAGCAGCATGATCACCGAGCCGTCCTTCAGCGTCGCGGCCGCCAGCGGCATGAGCTGGTCGCGCTTGATCCGCTCGACGAACTTCTCAGGCTTCACGCACTCCTGCTTCGGGGCGGACGCCGCCAGGGAGGAGGATGCCAGGATCAGCGTCCCAGCGGCGGTCAGCAAATATGCGCCTAACTTCATTGTCGTAGTCTCTCCTGTCTCTCACCCACAATTGGGGCTCTTCGTGGTCGGGGGCCATGACGGTCACGATGCGCTCGATGATCTTTCCCGTGCGCTCGTGGAACATCTGGGCGTAGCACGCCTTCTGGACGAGGTAGCCCTGGATCTGGTCCTCGGTCTTGGGTCTCCGCGAGGTCTTGAAGTCGATGATGGCCGGGACGTCGTCCCAGTCGGCCACCAGGTCCGTGCGGCCGGCCGTGCGGAGCCGGTGCGACCACATCGGGAACTCGATGCCGTACACCGTGCCCACGTGGCGCCGGAGGATCGGCTTCAGGGGGGCGAAGGTGTAGACGTTGGCCGGCATCGCGCCCTCGCTCCAGCGGGGGTTGTTGAGCACGAACTGCTCGGCCAGGTGGTGGAAGGCCCGGCCGCGGACCTGGGCCTGGACCGTGACCTTCTTGGCCTCGTCGTGCCCGATCCTCTCGCGCCAGGCGTCGAGGTGGGACTTGTCGGCGGCGCGGCCGATCACCGTGGTGACAGAAGGATAGCGGGCGCCGTCCGGCGTGGTGTAGTACCGGCCGTGCTCCCCGACCTCGTCGGCGATCTCAGTGACTGGCAGGAGCTCGTGCCTGAACTGGTGCTCCTCAAACAATGTAGAACCTCGTGTTCTTCCGGCGCTTGTTGGCCAACTGGGCTTTCTTGCGCTCGCGGTTCATGATACGCTTGTAATAGCGCTTGTCCTTGCCGATGACGTACACGTTCCCCAACGGCTTGTACGGCTCGGTCTCGCTCCTGTCGAACGTCCAGGTCGCCTTGAGCATCCGGCTCTTGGCCACGACCGTGATCTTCTCTATCTTAAACGGGGGTATCGTCTGTGTCATTTTCCTCGAAGTCTGCTGCGTATCTGCTCTTGCGTCTCGGGTTGGCCGGTAGCTTCAGCGCCGGCTCCGTCTCAACCGTGTCGGGGAGCCAGTACTGGTGCTTCTTCAGCTTCGACCTCGGGTCGCTGTCCGGAGCTGGCTCCCACTTTATGTTAGCCAGCTCCGTCCTCTTCGTCGTCAGGCTCGTGTTGCTCGTCAGTCTTCCGTTATCCCTAGTGTGTCGCGGGCGACGATGTATTCCTTCACGACGTCGCTTCTTAGAATATCATCATGCGTGAACTCAACCAACCCAAAAGAGCCCATGCGCTTCGCGATCTTAATGAAGTCCGTTACACCCTTCCTCTCGTGATGACGCTGGAGATCAGACTGCATGAAGTCGCCCATCACGATCAGTCGAGAATTTTGGCCCGTCCTAGTAATCACGGACGAAATTTCGTGCAAGGAAAGGTTCTGGACCTCGTCGATAATGATGATACAGTCGTGCAGGGTGATGCCGCGCACATAGGAAGTGGTCACGAAATCAACAAGGCCCTTGGCCTTCAGCTGATGGTACGCGTCCCCCCTCTCGTAGATGTCGCTGCACGCGCCGATGAACGGCAGCTCATAAATCGCGGCCTTCTCCTTGAGGTTGCCGGGTAGAAAGCCCTGGTCCCTGGTCGGCACCGCCGACCTGACCAGCACCACCTTGGTGTGGCGGCCGGCCATGACCTCGGACAGGCCGAGGTACATCGCGATCAGGGTCTTGCCCGTGCCGGCGCAGCCGTGTAGAAGGAGGTGCTGCCCCTCGTCCCAGTAGTTGTACGCCTTGCGCTGGTTCTCGTTGGCCGGCGAGATGCGGTTCGGGTGGAGGCTGACCTGCCGCTCCTCCGGCTGGTGGTGCCTCTTGGCCTTGCGGTGGGAGCGGCGACGCCCCTCCTGTCCATCATCACGATCAAGGGGACGTCGCATTCGCGATCCTTTATTATAGCTCCACGAAGAGCGGCTTGTACGAGCGGGGGTCACCCCGCTCTTTAGGGTAGCCGCACGGGTTGGCGACTACCCGGGTGTCTCCGATCATGTAGTCGGAGGGGTCGTGCATGTGCCCATGCACCCAGAGCTTCGGCCTCAGCGCCTGGACGAGGGCGTCGAGGTTGGAGGCGAAGCCGTGGTTGATGATGTCCCCCGCCTGGCCGGGCTTCCGGAACTTGGGGTGGACTGACTTGAATGACGGGGCGTGGTGCGTCACTACGATCGTCGGCTTCTGGCCGATGTACTGCTCCAGCCACTTGCGGTCGGCGGCGTGCTCGGCGTAGGCGCGCTGCGGGCTGAAGTTCTTGATGAAGCGGGGGTCGGCCATGAAGCGGTTGACGACCAGCATGTTCATCGGGTCGAAGCCGTAGTCCGTCCACAGCGTGCAACCGATGATGAGGTTCTGGCCGTCCCACATCGCGACGGTGTCGCGCGGGCTACCCGTCTCGTCCATCAGCGGGACCTCGTCGAAATCGAGGCCGTACCAGTCGTGGTTGCCCTTGACGCGCAGGACCATGACCGGGTCGAGGTCGAGCTCGGCGGCCAGGTCGCACTCGCAGTCACCGGCGTCGATGATCACGTCGGGGTCGTGCTCCGCGATCGAGTCGCGGAGGTTGTCGACGAGCACGTGCCATCCATACTCGTCCCAGTGCCGCTTGTGGAGGTCTGAGATGATCGCCGCTTTCCTCATCACCACCCCGGGGCCTCGTAGTCCCTGACCTTCTCGTACGTCGCGGTGCCCTCGAGGCCGTAGCTCGGGCACACGTGGAGCAGCTCCGGTAGGCCCATCTCGTCCGCCTTGCCGGCGACGCCGGCGATGAACGGGCCCGGCACCCTCTCGTACATGGCCGACTTCAGGATCGCCAGCGCCCGGGTCAGGACGAAGATCTCCTCGTCGGAGAAATCGAAGAGCACCTTGTCGTCGTCGTTGAGCCGGGCGCTCAGGTCGTCGATGTTCACCGTCATGGCTTCACCTACATCGTGTTAATCTTGGACTCTTTGCCGGCGGCCTTGTGGACCTTCTTCAGGACCTCGCGCCACTGGCTGTGGTTGTCCGGCTTCCAGACGCCGAGGCGGAAGGGGTCACCCTGGGGAACCGCGCCCGGGATCACGTCCAGGTCCGGGTCGGTCTTCAGGAGCTCCTCCATCTCGGCGATCTTCATGCTGTCGACCCACTCCTCGCCGGTCGACTTCCTCTTGAACGTGTAGCTGGGCATCGTGCTCCTGCAAATTGAAATTGGCCAGGAAGAACGCTTTCTTCCAGAACGACCTCGGTCCCTTGAATGGGTTCGCGTCGTCTTGTTTCATGCTTCCTTGATCGTACCTATGTTGAGCGCGACGTCAACCTCGAGGACGTACCTGACGCCCTGCTTGAGCGCCGCCGGCGGAACGACGTCCGCCGTCCGCTTGTCCTCCGGCCAGCGCAGCCTGCGGCTCGTCATCGGCAGGTAGTCGACCTTCCTCGCCACGTAGTCGTGCGAGGCGTTGAACTCGGTGCGGTAGGTACTAGCCAGCCTTCGCCTCCTCGGCCAGGAAGCCCGGGAAGGCCTCGTCGATCAGCTTGCGGGTCAGCTTGTACGGCAGCTTGCGCTGGATGGCCAGGCACAGGAAGTCCGCGTCAGGCGCGTCCAGCGCCTCGAGCAGCTGGACGAACAGGTCGCGCAGCCTCTCCTCGGGCACGTTCTGGTACGGGCCGCCGACCAGGAACTTGTCCATCTTGCGCATCTCCTGGTGGAGCCGCGCCCACTGGTCGAGGAACTCGCACTGGCGGTACTCCGGCACCCAGTCCTTGCTGAAGCGCCACTGCACCCGGGGGTCCACCGCCAGCTGGATCGCCGTCAGCAGCGTGGGCCTCTGGGCGGCCAGCTCCCTCAGCAGCTCGACCCTCTGGTCCTTCGGGGCGTCGGCGACCGCCTTCAGCATCTCCGCCACGCCCAACCTCTTCTTGCTCACTCTAGCTCCTCGTACCTGTTCGGGGGGATGACCGGCTCGCCGCCGACCTTGAACGTGACCACGCCGTCCTCGTTGTTGAACGTCTCCTCGCAGACGTCCTGGAACGGGTGGTATACTCCTCTCATCTTCAGCAGCATGGACTTCAGCGCGGTGAACACCAGCGCGACGTCCTTGACGCAGTCCTCCTGGTTCCCCTCGACGTCGAAGCCGGCGGCGGCGATCGTCTCGGTCAGGATGCCCATGATCGGTTGGATGGTCTCGTCCACGTGGAAGACGGCGATGTTCGCCACCGCCTCGTGGACCTCCTCGACCGACTGGGGCACGCCGCCCTGATAGCCGCGGGGAAACTGGAGAACGTTGTTAGCCACTCTGCACCACTGCCTTTACTACGATCGTCTCGCGGCTCGACCGGCCGGACGGCTCCTGCGTCTTCGACGTCAGGGCCCGCGCCATGTCCAGCTTCGACTTCCAGCCGACCGAGAGGAACTGCTTGAAGAACTCGCCGGGCTTCCTCACGGTCTTCGCGAAGGACTTCTCCGGGTCCCACCCGGTGACGGCCCAGCCCTTGGCGGACAGGCCGTTCCTCTCCTTGGCCACGAGGACCTGGAGCGTCTTGTACTTCGTGTTGTAGAGGTAGACCGTGTCGGCGCCGACGATTTGCGCCGCGGGAACGCTGATCAGCTGCAGGTCCCTGTCCTCCGCCAGGAAGGCGAAGTCCTTGACGAGCTGCTCTGCCGTCTTCTCTTTGCGGAGGCGGGGCTTCTTGGTCTTGCTGGCCTTGATGTTGCCCGCGAACCGCTCGGCCTCCGAGACGATGGACTGGACCTGTTCCACGAGCTTATTTATTTGGGCCTTGGTCAGATGGCTGTAGGCCTCCCGCAGCTGCGGGTCTCCGCCCTTCAGCTCCTCCGCCTCCGCCGCCAGCGGCCTGTAGTAGTCGGCGATGCAGAGCGCGTGGCCGTACGGGCAGTCCGTCGACCGGAGGTACTCGTAGACCGAGAAGGTCTTCCTGTACCCGTGGGTGACGAAGTCGTCGTAGAAGGTCTCGATCTCGGCGATGCGGCTGTTGGCGGTGCGGGGGGCTTGGGCCATCGTGTGTTTCCTCCTTTACGCTGTACGATACACGAACTGCGGACCGTCTTCAATGGCTCGGTCCTCGTGGAGCAGGGACGACACCAGACCTGTCCACTCCTGGACCCGGAAGTCCCAGGTGTAGAAGAGGTCGGCGTACGCCTTCTGGCTGGCCTGGAAGCCGTCTCCGGCCCGGACCTTGTCGATCGCCGCGCGGAGCGCGTCGACCAGGACGGCGGCGTGCCGGCCGGGGTCGTCCTGGTACTGGTACATAAACGTCCAGTTGGCGGCGGTCTCCGGCAGGGCTGCCAGGTTGGAGTGGACGCAGATCAGGCCGGCGCTCATGGCCTCGATGAGGCAGCGGCAGCTTGTCTCCGGCCAGGTCGACGGGTAGGCGAAGACGTGTGACTCCGCCAGGGCCTTCCTGACCTCCTCGTTGGGCACGGTGCCGTGGCGGGTGATCTGCGGGTGCTCGTCCAGCTTGTCGAAGATCAGCTGGAAGTTCTTGTCCTGGTCGGGCCAGCCGTAGAGGCCGAACGACGAGAACACGTCGAGGTGGACGTTCGGGTCGGTCTCGGCGACCTTGCCGAATGCGCCGAGCAGGATGTTCAGCCCGCGGTGCGGGGTCGGCGTGTAGACCAGCCGGACGGTCTCCGGCAGGTCGTCGAACATGCCGGGCGACATCGCTGGGATGGGCTCGATGGCGTTCTGCAGCACGAGGCACCTCGACCACGGGATGCCGAAGCGGGCGATGAAGCCCTGCATCTGCCAGTTGCTGACGAAGACGATGCGGTGGAACCTCCGCCACCCGCCGTTCTTCAGGTGGTCGTACATCGGGTCCTCCGGCATGTCGTGGCACCAGAGGAGCCGGACCTTGGTGGGGTCGAGCTCGGCGTCGACCCGGCTGGGGAAGATCTGGACCTCCGCCATGAGCGCCGGGTCGAGGCGGGCCTCGAGACCGCGGCCCATCGCCTCGGTCCCCCCGTTGGACTTCGCTGAGTGTTCACTCCAGACGACGGGCATGCTGTCTCCTTACTCGGCCGGGTTGCCTTCGGTCGGGATGGTCGGCGGGGTGTCGTCGAAGAGGGCCGCGATCTTCTTGGCGGCGTTGATCGCCTTCGAGGACTCGGCCTCGGCCAGCTTGGCCGCGGCGAGGATCGTCTCGGCGTAGAGGCGCTGCGCCTCGGCCTCGGCCACGGCGAACGAGTGGTGCTTCTCGAGCTTGACCACCATCTTGTTGAGGGACTTCGTGATGGCGACGACGTCGCCCTGGCCGGTGATCTTCTTCCAGAACTTCTGGATGCGGTATGTGATGCTTGCCAATGTTTGCTCCTGAGGGTCTATCTATGCGTCCTGAACCTTCTCGACGCCGGTGACGTTGTCGACGGGGATGTTACGCCACACCTTGGTCTCGAGGTCCCACACGGTGACGAGGTCGTCCCGCGGGTGCGGCTTGATCGCGGCGTGCTGGTTGGCCGGGATCTTCCGCTCGTCAAGCGTGCAGACCATTGCGCGCTCGGACTTGTCCTTCTTAGTGAAGTACACTCGAAGGACGTCCTTCGCCAGGACTGTTTCTAGGGTCTTCTTCATTACGCAGTCTCCGTTTGACTGTCTCAGATTACAGCTTGCGGCTGCGCACGTAAACCCTTAAACGCAGCCGGGGCTGCCCGCGGGTAAAAAAAAGCCGCCCGGTGAGGGGCGGCCAAGTCTGGGAGGAAAAGGAATTAGCCAGGAAAATAGATGAATGAAAGGTTGCTGGTGGCCTTACGCGGCGGCCAGCTTGTCGTAGTTCACCGACAGGATGTTGGCGATGTCGCGGAGGACTGCCTCTTCCTTTGCGTCGATGCCGTCGCCGCTGGCGACCTCGACCGCCACCAGGAACACGTCCTCGCGGAGCGTGATGTCCTTGCGGGCGACGTCGGTGACCTCGCGGCGGAGGCCGGCGCGGCCGACCGCCGTCTTCGAGCGGTTGATCGCCTTCTCGACCTCCTCCTCGATCTCGGGGACCGAGTAGTTGCTGGTCAGGGCCGGCATGGAGGAGATGGTGTCGACCAGCGCGGCGATCTCGTTGTCGTCGATGCCGTTTGCCCGGGCAGCGAGGACGCCGGCGGCGGCGGCCGCCTCGAGGAAGTCCTTCTTGCCGGAGTACTTGTTGACGGCCTTGTTAAGAAGACCTTTGAACATTCTTTGCCCCTTTCATGAGCGTTAGAACCTGATGGTCTTGATGAGGACCACAACCACGATGCATGCAACCACCGCCGCTGTAAACCTCCAATCCCACCTCTTTGCCAGCCACACTCCCCCGAACACGAGAGCCAGCAGGCCGATCGCGTCTAGTACGCCTAGACCCGAACCCATCATAATCTGTATCACGTCAGATCAACCCCAGTGCGTTCGCGTACAGCTCGAAGAGAGCGTCCTCCTCGTCCTGCTCCGCCTTGTCCTTCTTGCGGAAGGAGATGATCCGCTTGAGGATCTTCGCGTCGAATCCCATGGCCTTGGCCTCGGCGTACACGTCCCGGATGTCACCGGCGATGCCCGCCTTCTCCTCCTCCATCCGCTCGATGCGCTCGACGAAGGACCTCAGCTGGTCCGCCGCGACCCCACCATCATCATTAACCTTCGCCTCAGCTTCCAATCGGGTCTCCGTTTGTTTCCGATGGTTAAAGTGTAGAACTGTCCGCTTCGCTTGTAAACCTCGAAAAGCCGCCTAAATATCCGCATGCTGAAAACAATCCTACAAGCCAGCGGTCTGAAGTTCTACCTCATCGCCGCCGCGGTCCTCGTGAGCGTCCTCTCCGGCGGGTACCTCGCGTGGAAGCGCTCCGTCCAGCAGGACGCCGTGGCCCAGTGGACGATGCAGCAGCTGAAGCAGATCGCCGAGGACCAGCGCCGGTTCGCCGAGCAGCAGCGCGAGATGCTGGAGACGGCCAAGGAGCTGAGGATCGAGATGGCGCAGAAGCAGAAGGCCCTGGAGGACAAGCTGGGACCGGTGGAGAAGTGGATCGAGAGCTCGGAGGCGGCCAAGAGCGACCGGCCGAGCTCCCAGCTCCTGAAGGAAACCGTGCGGCGGCTGGGAGGCCAGAAATGAGGTACTTCGTGTTCACGGCGGCGTTCCTGCTGCTGGCCGGCCTGCTACTCGCCGGCTGCGTCTCGGCACCGCTCACGAGCGAGAGGCACGTGGTGGTCGCCCCGCCGGAGGACCTGTACAACTGCCAGCTGGTGAACTTCCCCGACTACAGGACCCTGACCGACAAGCAGGTGGCGCGGCTGATCACGGACCTTCACCGGGCAAACGTGACGTGCAAGACCAGCCTCGACGCGGTCAAGGCGTACATCGAGAAGGCCAAGAGGACAGTCGATTGAAACGCTTCAGCCAGTACATCACGGAGATCTGGGACAACCCGTTCGAGCACGACTCCGAGCCGACCCTGAAGAAGCGGGGCAAGAAGCAGGTCCACGTCTACCGGTTCAAGGCCGGCGACCACCCGGACGCGCCGCACTACGACCTGGAGATCATGCACACCAAGAACAAGGCCGACGCGGCGTTCTACGACGAGAAGGGCGGCGTTAACATGAACAAGGCGCACCCGCGCGACGCACACCGCGTCATCGGCACGGCGCACCACATCCTGAGTAAGCACATAGCAGCGAACCCCGACATCACCCATATGACGTTCTCGTCGAAGCACGGGGACGACGGCCGGACCAAGGTGTACCACCACCTGGCGCGGAGGCTGTCGACCGGCAAGGTCAGGGCCAAGTCCGACGACATCGACGGCGAGACGAGGTTCACGTTCCCGGTGAGGCCCAAGGAATGATGTCGCTCCTCGAGGCGTCGATCAAGCGCCACTCCAGACTGAACCCCAAGCTCTGGCGCGGCGACATCCTGAAGCCGGACGTGCGGGAGAGCCTGCTGAGGTTCGGTCGCGCCTGGCAGGGCTACGCGAAGATCCCCGAGGAGGCGGTCCACGACGTCCTGTTCGTCGGCGGCAACGCCTCGTACTACTACGGCGAGGACAGCGACATCGACGTCCACCTGCTGATCGACAAGGCGTCGCTCGGCCACGGGGAGATCATCGACGAGTTCCTTGACGACCGCAAGTCCCTCTGGACGATGAAGCACAACGTCACCGTGCGGGGCTACCCGCTGGAGCCGTACGCGCAGGACCTCAGCGAGAGTGTGCCGCAGGGGCAGGGCGTCTACTCCCTGATCCACGAGACCTGGATCGACCGCCCGGTCCTGACTAAGTACGACCCGGACCACGACGCCCAGCTGGCGCGGAAGGTCGTGCACTGGAAGCGGACGATCGACAAGGCCATCGAGGACGGCGGCGCCGAGCACCTCTCCATGCTCAAGGAGAAGCTGAAGGACATGCGCACCCGTGCGATCAAGAGCGGGGGCGAGCTGAGCCAGAACAACCTGGTATTCAAGGAGCTCCGGAACAGCGGCTACCTCGACCGCCTGAAGGAGAAGAAGCGAGCAGAGGTAGACAAGGAGCTGAGCCTGAAATGAGAGAGAACTTCGACAGGGCGTTCGCCCTGACGCTCAAGTACGAGGGCGGCTACGTCGACCACCCCAAGGACCCGGGCGGGGCGACCAACCTCGGCGTGACCATCGAGACCTGGTCGACCTACATCGGCCACGATGCGACCAAGGCCGAGATCAAGGCGCTGACGCCGGCCAAGGTCAAGCCGCTGTACAAGCGGCGCTACTGGGACAAGGTCATGGGCGACCGGCTGCCCGACGGCCTCGACCTGGCCGTGTACGACTTCGCGGTCAACTCCGGGCCGGCGCGGGCGTGCAAGGCTCTGCAGAAGGTGCTCAGGACCGCCCAGGACGGCGTGCTCGGGGACGACACGCTCCAGGCGCTCAAGGGCAAGGACGTCACCGACGTCATCACCGCCTTCAACGCCGAGCGGCAGAGGTTCCTCAAGAGCCTGTCGACCTACTCGACCTTCGGGGTCGGCTGGTCCAAGCGCGTCAAGCACGTGCAGCAGACGGCGGCCGCGTGGGCGATGCAGGACGTAGCCGAGGTCGACGTCGACCACGACATCCACACCGGGTCGGTCAAGGCCCGCTCCAGCGACCAGTCGGCGCTGAAGGCCCCGGAGATGCAGGCCGGCGTGGCGACCTCGGTCGGCACCGTCGGCGCGGCTGCGTCGGACGCCGCCCAGCAGGTCGGCGCGTTCGCCGACACCTTCGAGGTGCTGAAGTGGGTGTTCCTCGCGCTGACACTGGTCGGCGTCGGGTGCGGCCTCTACCTGGCACTGAGGAAGGTCCGCAGCGAGGACTAAAGGAAAGGGGCGGTTCGACCGCCCCTTCTCACTTCGGCAGCTGGGAGAGCACCAGCAGCCCTATCATGACCAGCCAGGCGGCCACGGTCATGACGATCGCCGTGGCGGTCATCCTGTGGAGCGTCGACTCCCGCCGCCTGTTGGTCGAGTTCAGCTCCTCGACGTACTCCTTGATCCTGTACAGGGACAACTACTTCTTCCTTCGGGACCTGGTTTCCTTGATGACCTTGGCTTCCTTGATGGCCTCGACCGTCTCGTCGGGGAGCTCCCCGACCTTGAGCACCTTGACGGTCTCGGGGTCGGGCTCGATGGCCTGGACCTCCCGCTCGTCCATGTGCGGCAACTCGAAGAGGCCGTTCTCCTGGTCGAGGCGGGCGATCTCGTCGAGGATGCGCCCAGTGTCGAACTGGCGCATGTCCACCGACTGCTTCACCCGGGCGACGCTCTTGTTCCAGGTGTAGGCCGTGCCGCCGCTGGGGATGCCGACGCGCTCGGCCGGTGTGTCGGGCCTGACCTTGATGTCGTGGCCGAACGAGTATGCGATCAGGTACTCGCCGTGCCACGCGACCTTGTCGTTGCGGGGGTGAAAGCCCGGCACGACGATGACACGCGCGCCCTTCAGCAGGGCATCGTTGATGTCGAGCAGCCGGTCAGAGCCGGTCGCGGCGCTGAACGCGCCGAATAGCTCGTTGAGCCGCGCGCCCGGGTTGAACTTGACGCTGCTGTCCGGGACGTACGCCGCCATGTTCGGGGTCGCCTCGAACTCGGCCGGTGCGAAGATCGTCAGCGACCGGGCCTTGCCCTCGAGGTAAGCCGCCACCGCCAGATGGTCGGCCCACGGCGCGCCGCCGGACACGAGGTCGACCTCGCGGTCCAGGCTCCCAAGAAAGTGGAAGAAGTGGGCCTTCATGCGCGACCAGGTCTGGCCGTCGAGCTTGACCTCGCCGTCCTTGTCCCGGCCCGCCGTCCCGATGACTGCTACCCTCACGGTCTTCCCTGCCCCCTGTACTTCTTGTGGCTCTTCTTAGCTCTCTTGTTCTTGGGGCGAGAGAGCTTGGCCGCCCCGATGGAGGTCCGCTTGGCCACCGAGAGCCGCTTGTGGACCGTGACTGTCTTGGCCTTCGCAGCCATAGCACTCCTCCGAATGGATGGGCCGGGCTGGGCGCCCGGCCGTCAGAGTACTTAGTAGGTGTAGGAGTTCACCAGGGAGTACTTGGTGATGCCGCCGCGGCCGGGGGAGCTGACGATGTTGTAGCCCTCGTTGCGGAGGTGGGTGATCACGCCGGTGGCGGAGTTCACCGATGCGAACTTGAAGCGGTTCACCAGCTGCTTGGCGGTGAAGGACTGACCGTCGCGGAGGGCGATGATCAGGCGGTCTTTCTTCGAGATCTGCGACATGTATGCCTTTCAATGTGTCTCTGTGTGAGTGTCTCTCACGGGTTCAGTTTACCATAGCCAAAAGCTGCGTCAACCCGTTTGCAGCTTCTTGAGGTGGGCCCGATGGATCTTACAACCAACAAAGTCGTTGTAGTAGTCGTCCCGGAGTAGGACGTCGAACACGAGCTGGAACTTCGCCTCGTAGTAGGACATCTCCGCCTTGGACTGGCAGACCCGCATGACGTCGCGCCTGAACCTGTCCTGGCCCAGGTCGGCCACCTCCCCCTGCAGGGTCTTGTTGGACCCCCAGTACTCCCGCCAGTCGCTCTCGGCGACCGAGCGGCGCTTCCTCTTCTTCCCCTTGAGCGGCGGGCGGGTGACCGTCTTCCAGAGGTTCTTCTTGCCGATGTAGGCCCGGCCGGTGTCGAGCCGGGTGATCCTGTAGACGAACCCGACGTCTTCCTCGCCGGGTTCGAAGGGCTCATCGTTGTAGTACCAGGTCATTCGTACCTCCGCTGGGGAGGTACTTAGACCGTTCTTACATGCCGCTTGCTGGGGCGAAGAAGCAGTGGCTGACGTTGTTCCAGCTGTGCTTGCAGCGGTAGTAGTTGTCGTCCGGGCTGGCGGTGGTCTCGGCCTCGGAGATGAACTCCCCGCCGACCTCGTAGCCACCTGGCACCGCCTTGACGTCGTCGACTTTGACCAGCTCGCAGTCGCCGTTGCCGCCGTACTTGCAGCAGTTGACGACCTTCCCCTTTTGCCATGAGTCGGGGTCGCGGTTGATGCCGTAGAGGAACGTCTCCCGCGGGTCGACCTGGCCCGGCTTGAACTCGCCCTGGGCCTTGTAGTCCGGGACGTTCTGCATGTACTGGGTGTTCGTGACGTGGTGGCCCTCGTGGGCGAAGGCCTTGATCGCCAGGAAGACCACAGCGACGAGGAGGACGACGATCGTCCACCCCATCAGCTTGAATAGAGTACCGATACCTCTGAACGCGTTACCGTCCATCACTTAATCTCCACTGTGTCCGTGACGCCGGCCTCCTCGAGCTGGCGTGCCAGGTCTGCCTTGAACGCCTCCTGCTTCGCGATCTCCTCGGCGCGGCCCGGCGTATGGAGGCCCCGCGCGTGGCAGTCGTAGATGCCGCGGCTCTGGACCGGGCGGTACTTGATCTGCTGGGGGTGGACCAGCTTGCCTTCCTTGTCCACCTTCTTCGACCAGTTGTACTGGGGCTCGAAGGCGCGGTTGAAGAAGCGCTCGTCCAGATCCAGCATCTTGGTCCCGATAACCTCACCGGTCGCGCTGTAGTCGTTGACCTCCACCTGGATCATCAGGTGGCGGCGGGCTCCGCGGTAGGTGTTTGCTTCGCGTGCTATGTGTCTTCTCCTTTAAAGCGTCGAGTTGATGTATGCGAGTTTTAGCAGCCCGTACATGGCGAGCAGAGCCACCGCAAAGAAAAACGTGTGCAGTAGCTTGTCCTTCATGTGGTCAACACCACGTACAGTTCCAGGTCGTCGTACCCGCCGATGAGCTTCTCCTCACCGTCGACGAGGACGTACGTCCTGGGGAAGGTCCTGTGCGGGGGCTTGAACCCCCGCTGGTCCAGGAACATGGTCCTCCCCTCCTTCGAGGGGATCTCCACGTAGTCGTACTCCAGTCCCTCCTCGGTCAGGAGCTTCTTCGCCTTCTGGCAGAAGGGGCAGTCGTCGTATCCGTAGACGCGGATCATCAGACTACCCTCACGACCTTGTAGGCGCCCTCGAGCTCGAAGGTCACGCTGTTCCAGACGGGGATCAGGTAGTATCCCTTGGTCATGAAGTCGTCAAAGTTCTTCTGGGAGCCCTCGGGCCAGACCCGCGTGTGGATGGTCTTCAGTATCTTCACTTCTGTCAACTATGCCTCGCAGCTCTTGCAGCTCAGGAGCGATCGTACGAACTCCTGGGACGGGTTGGTGGAGCGCTGGTAGTAGTAGCTCTTGACCCCGGCCCTCCAGCCGGCGATCATGAGGGCGTTGACGTCCTTGATCGGGGCGTCGGGGTGGATCTTGATGTTCAATGATTGCGCCTGGTCGATGAACTTCTGTCTATGTGCAGCTTGTGCTATAATCTCTCCCTGGTCAATCTCACCGAACGTCTTGAACACCTCGCGCTCGTTGTCCGTCAGGAAGTCGAGATGCTGAACCGAGCCGCCGTGCACGAGGATGCTGTCCCACGTCTCCTTGTTGTCCCGGCCGTGAGCCTTGAGGACCTTCTTCAGGAACGGGTTCCGGTAGCCGAACTTGCCCTTCTGCAGGTCCTTGGTGTAGTAGTTGCTGTCCTGCGGCTCGATGCCCTGGGACACCTGGCCGAGGATGAACGAGGAGCTGGTCGTCGGGGCGATCGCCATGCGGGTGACGTTCCGCTCGCCGTAGCCCTCGAGCAGCCGGGGCTCACCGAAGAGCCAGGCCATCTCCCGAGACGCGAACAGGGAGCGCTCGTTGATCAGGCGGTGGATCTCCACGTTCAGCTTCTTCGCCTCGATGCTGGCGAACGACAGCATCTTCGACTGCAGGCACGAGTGCCAGCCGAGCACACCGAGGCCGATCGCGCGCTGGTCCTTGGCGAACTGGTGCGCGGCCTTCATGAACGGCATGCGCTCCGTCTTCTGGATGTACTCCTCCATCACGGCGTCGAGGAAGTACGTCATGGTCTGCACCAGGTCCGTGTCCTTCCACTCGTCGTAGTGGAGCAGGTTCAGCGAGCTAAGGCAGCACACGAACGACCACCACTCGTCGGCCGCGAGCGGCGACGGGCCGGACGCCAGGGCGATCTCCGTGCAGAGGTTGGAGGCGTAGATCTTGATGCCCTTGTCGCGGTAGACCTGGGGCGCGTTGTTGTTCACGGTGTCGGTGAAGAAGATGTACGGGTAGCCCGTCTCGGCCCGCTTCTTGAGAATGCGCAGCCAGATCTTCCGCTTCGCCTTGCCGGTCTCGCTCGCCTTGTCGAGCATGTCCTCCATCCAGGCGTCGGTGATGCAGACGCCGATGGACAGGTGCTGGATCGAGTGTCCCTCCTCGCGGCACTCGAGGAACTCCATGATGTCTGGGTGCTCGACGTCGAGGTAGCACGCGCAGTTGCCGCGGCGGACGTTGCCCTGGCTGATCATGTTGACGTGCGTCTGGATGCCGTCCATGTAGTGGACCGGGCCGTCGGCGGTGCCGCCGCGGCGGACCTTAGACCCTCGAGGGCGAAGCGCGCCCATGTACGAGGACGTGCCGGCGCCGAGGGCCGTCATCATCCCGATCTCGGCCGTCTTGTAGAGGATCGACTTGACGCTGTCCTCGTAGTACGAGCCGTTGCAGCTGATCGGCAGGACCTCGTCGAGGCCGAAGTTCGACCACACCGGGGAGGCGAGCGAGATCCACCCCTTGTGCATGTAGCTCTCGAACTTGTCCGCGAAGCCATCGAAGTGGAGGGCCTTGCCGACGAACTCCGGCTTCAGCATACCCTTGAGGATGCGCTCGGCGTTCTCGGCGATCGCGCGGATGCGCTCCTCGGCCGTCTGCCCCTCGGCGAGGTACCCCCGCGCCAGGAACTTGCGGGAGTCGTCATTCAGCCAGTAAATTGTTTCGCTCAAAACAGGTCCTCTTCGTTGTATGCCTTGTTCTTCTTCCCATACTCCACCGGCTTTTTAAAGAAAAAATCTGTCATATTGTTACCGAGTGCCTCCTCGTCCATCCAGCGGGACTGGTCGAGCAGGTCGGCGTCGATCTCGAAGACCTCTTTGTACCCGATCGCCTTCATGCTGTCGTTCAGGCGGTTCGCCACGTACTCCTCGAGGATCTCACGACTGATGTGCTCGTCCCGGTAGTCGCCGACCATCCACTTAATGATCTTGCCCTCGGCGATGAAGGCCTCATGCACCTCATCGCGGATGCGTGACTCAAGCTCCTCGTCGAACAGCTCGGGGTACTCCTCGCGCAGCACGTTGATGATCTTGATGCCGACCTGGCTGTGGAGCATCTCCTCGTTGCGCGTGTACTGGACCTGCTGCGCCGTGTCCTTGAGCACGTTCTTGTAGCGGTTGAACCAGAGCACGACGTAGAACTGGCTGAACAGCGAGACGTTCTCGACGAACAGGGTGAACAGGATGATCGCGTAGACGTACTGCTTCCTCTTGTCGTCCCCGTACACACGCTTGAGGTACTTGCGGAGGTAGTCGACGCGGCCCTTGATGATCGGGTTCTTGAGGTTCTGCTCGAAGACCTCGTGCAGCCCCAGCTTGTCGAGCAGCTTCTCGTAGGCCAGGTTGTGGATGACCTCGGAGTTCGCCATGGCGTAGCCCAGGTCGCTCAGCCCCGGGTGCGGGAGGTTCTCGCCGAGCTTCGCCCAGAACGTCTTGACGGCGATCTCGATCTGCCCGATGGCGGACAGCGTGCGGGTGACGATCTCGCGCTCCTGGTCGGTCAGCTCCGTCTTGAACTGGTGGTAGTCGGCCTTGAAGTCGAACTCGTTGGGCGTCCAGAAGCCGGCCCAGATCTTGTCGATGAACTCCTGCGTCCATGGGTAGAGGTTGGGCTTTCGCGCCACTTGTTCTTTGAAGAGCATGTCTGTCCTGGGGATGTAATGGAGTACGGGTCGTACTTAGCGGGTGGCCAGCTCGGTCGTGAACGGCAGGGCGTACGGGCCCTCCGCGCCCAGCGCCTCGCAAGCGCTTGCCACCGTTGCGATAATCTGCTCGATGCTGTACTGGGACAGCGCCGGGCCGATCTCCACGAAGTCCGCGCCGATCGCGAGGCACTTCACCACGTCACCGAGGGTTGAGCAGAGGGACGCTACAACCCCGTGCTGCGTCTCCTGGATGATGTCAACCGCGTCCACGGCCACGCCCCACATCTCCTCCATGTGGTGGTAGTCGAGGGAGCCGACGACGACGAGGTCCGCGAGCTGGGCCATCCCGATGGCGTCGCGGCGCGAGATGAAGTCCCCGGCGATGATCGTCACTTTCGGGAACGCGTTGCGCATCGACAGGAGGTTCTCGAAGTCTGTGCGGACGCGGAGGTACAGCGGGTGCTCGCCCGAGAACACGGCCTCGAGGTCATCGCCCGGCTGCGCGTGGTACACCATGCGCGACAGGACGGACGGCTTGTTGGCCTCGTTCGAGAAGAACTCGTTGATGTCGGAGGGGACCGCGTGGTGGAACTGGGCGAGGATGCCGGTTTCTGCGACCTTGTACGCGTCGGCCAGCGACCAGGTGCCGCCGAGGATCAGCGGCACGCCGTCGAACTGGCGACCAGAGTACGGGAACGTGTAGCTGACGTCGGCACTGTTCTTGCCGAGGTCCTGGCGGTATCTGGGGACGACGAGGATGTCCTTGAGCGTGTGGATCTTCTTCAAATCTGGCATCTCTTCCAAGTGGCGATCATGAGCTGGGCCTCGAGGCCCGAGAAGGCGTTGGTCTCGATGGCGGCCTGCACCTGCTCGGCCGGCACGCCCTTCATGATCATGTCGTTCACGTCCTTCTCCCGGAAGTTCTCCGGCCAGACGCAGACGCGGTAGCCGTCCTCGACGGCCTGCACCATCTTCTTGACGGTGTGCTTGTTCCTCGGCTCGTTGTCGTAGACGACGATCCACACCTCCTTGGGTATCCCGGTCTTGGCGATCTCGGCCTGGATGGAGCCGCCGCCGGTGGCGACGCCGTTCCTGAGGAACATGCTGTCGATTGGTCCCTCCAGCGCGATGGCGTCTCCGTAGCCGTCGAGACGGTTCCATCCATACAGGAACGGAGCGTCCTTGTCAACCACGACGGAGATGTACTTCGACCTCGCGTCGCCGTACGACCGGCCCTGGAAGCCGATCAGCTTGTGGGCGCGCCAGAACGGGATGATGAGCCGGGGCTCGTCTCCCCGCACCTGGTCGTACTTGCCCGGCACGAACTGGTTGGCGAAGCTGTAGAACTGGTCGGCGTGGAAGAGGCTCATCGCCTCCTCGTACGGGATCATGCGCTTCTTCGCGAGGACCCTGGCCTGGTGGTCGTCAGGGAGCTCGCGTAGGCTGGGCAGCATGTCGTGCAGGCGGTTGGGGTCGAAGTTCAGCAGCTCGGGCTCTTCCTCGTCCTCGCTGCTGAAACCGGTTGAGGACCGGCGGGCGATCGCCTCAAGCTTCTCGTCGCTGGCGCGCATGGCAGCGAGCTCCCGCCCGCGGTCGGAGCCCTCGAAGTTCTCCATCAGCATCTCGCGGAACAGCTCCTCGTCGACCTGCTTGACCAGGTCGGTGACGCTGCCGCCGTCGCTGCAATTGTGGCAAGTCCAGTTGAAGCGGCCCTTCTTGCTGACGTACGCGTACGCGCGTGCCTTGCGCTGGTCCCGGTGCGAGTCGCCGCACGAGTGGCAGGACCAGTTGTAGACGTCCTTGCTTTTCTGTTTGAAGTTTCTGAAGCGACCGCCGATTAGGCGTAGGTATTTTTCTTCGAGCCAGCGATCCATTCACGCAGCTTACGCTCGCGTGAATGGATTGTAAACCTCAACGGCGGAAGATACCGCCCATCTTCTTCTTTTTCTTGCGGACCGGCGGGTCGCCGTTGAGGCCGGCGACCTGGCCGCCGCCGACGCAGTTGGCCGCGACCTCGTTCTCGCGCAGCGCCGCCTTCTTGCGATCGTTGGCCACGTTCCACGGCTTGCGGGAGTTGCGCCGGGCCGTCGACGTGTCGTTCAGGTGGGGGTTGAGGACGGTGAACTTCGTCGTGATGGCCGAGAACTTCTGTGCCCTGCTCAGCTTGTTGGGCTGGCCGGCGTTGTCGTTCTCCTCCTTGACGGGCCTCTTCCTTTTCTTATCCGCGTTCTTGACCGCGGAGTCCCTGCCGCCCTGGCGCAGCAGGTACGCCATCGTCATCCGGACGGCGGCGTTGGCCGCGGCCTGAGCGATCGCGCCCTCCTTGACCACGTCGATGCCCTTGCGTCCGCCCCGCTTGTTGGCGTTGCCGGCGTCGCCGAACTCCCCGCGGTCCTTGGTCGACTTAAACGGGGGCTTCTTGTCTTTCGGGGAAATGACGGCTGTCGTCGACTTCTTGAACTGCCAGCCGGTGACCCTGGCCCTGAACGGGGCCGGCTTGTCGTGCGGCGTCCCCTTCAAGTCCTTGTCGTTGGTCCAGCCGGTGGCCGGCCTGTCGCCGTTCGCCTCCT